AGTATCAATTACCAAGACCAATATTATAAAACATTTAGAGGCTATGATACTTTAACATCACAAAACCCATCATTATGGTTCTTTAAAAATTCACTTTATTTCTATTTTGGGTTAATCCCAGGTAATAGTGCGTTACAAAAAATGTTACTCAGATATTTCCCAGCTTGTATAAAAAGTGAAAAATCAGATTTAGCAATTATAATAGATAATATTCTTGATGATAATATCATTGGACTTGGTACTGGTCAAATAGAATTTCATATTGAAGGTGGTGTTGGTCCATATACTTATCAGTGGTTAGGACCAAATTACGGTGGATTACAATACCAATGTCCAAGTCCAGACGGAACATTATCACAAACTGATTGTGGAAACGCAGACGGTAGTCAATTTAGTTTAGATAATTTATTAGGTGGTGAATATACTTTAGTTGTTTCAGATGCTGGTGGTTTAAATACAACCACAACTGTAACAGTTTCTGGTATTGATGGTGTACAATGTCAAGTAAACCCATCACCAAGTAACGCAAGTGGTAATGGTAAAATATCAATAACGATAAATGGTGGCGTTGCCCCATATAATATTGAAATACAAGGTGTGACTGACGGTTCATTTAACCAACAAATGAGCACACCACAAAATACATATTGTTATGGTAACTGTACAGGACCAAATGATATCCCAAATGCGACAAATATATTACCACCAGGTGAATATATTGTTACGGTAATAGATAGTGGTATACAAGCGATTATAGGTGGTCAACAAACAACAATCAATACTGAGTGTTCAGATTATGTATTAATAACACAACCATTAAATATTACAATACAACCAGTTGTTTATGACGCAACTTGTTATAATGGGTTTGGTAATGGTCAAGTTACATTGGTTGGTGGTATACCACCATATGATATCGAATGGGTATTAACAGCTAGTAACAACCCTAATAATCAAGGGTTAGTTTCATCAATAGTAAGTACAAATATATTAGCAAATGAATTACCAGCGGGGTCTTATACAATTAATATTATTGATTTAGCTGGTAATACTGAAAGTGCTACAGTTGTGATTAACGAACCACCAGAGACTTTAATTTCAGCACAAACGTATCCACCTGGTTGTGCATTAAGTCCAAGTGGTAGTATTCAATTAACAATTAACGGTCAAACACCACCATACTCAGTAGAGGTTATTGGTGATGTAAATCAAATGTTATTAAACCAACCAAATGGTATTATCAATGTAGATGGATTGAAGGCTAGTCAAACACCATATGTAGTAACAGTGACTGACCAAAACAATTGTCAAGTTTCAGAAAATTATGTTGTACCGTTCCCACTATATGGTGAGTTATATGTTAGAGCATTCTCATTTAGTTATAATATAGGTGGGGTTGACCTTAGTAGAATAATTATTAGATTCAAGGGTGGACATGGTGGTCCTTACCATTTCAGATTACCAAATGGTAACTGGATTAATTTAGGTAACCCATACACTCAAAATTTACCAGTGAGTTCATATTTAACAAACAATTCGGATTATTCAGTATATGAATCAACAACACAAATAAATGGTTCACCAACATATGAGTTCCAATTCTGGGCTAGTGACGCACCAGGTGGTGTTGCACACTACCCATTACAGTTTGATTATTATTTAACTGATGGTAATCAACAAAATACATATGCTATGTTTAGAGCTAAAATGGCTTTAACAAATACTGGTACAAATGGTGGTGCGCAAGATTCTAATTATGGGACTAATAGTCCTTATGGATGTTATTCATATAAAAATAATAACGGAACCGCAGTTAATGGTTCAGCACCACAAGGGGTATTATTAACACAACCTAATTAATATGGCGATAGGACGAGTAAAATATAGATTAAATAAAACAAAGTTTCAAGGTGCAGCTAATGTTGATGGATATTTTAATGTTAATTTAGAATCTGAAATTAAATTATTACCACCAGGTAAAATAAATCGAATAGTTAATGTCGGTGATATTTTTGATGGTGAAAGACAAGTATCAACTAGATATAGAATAGTAAATACATTATCACCAATATTTAGTAATGTATTGTTTAATATCAGTGGTGATAAAGGTCCAACTTCATTTGGTGTTACAAATGGAATTAGTTATGATAAATCATATGGTTATCAAACGTTTGATGGTTATATGTTTAAATCTGACCCATTAGATAATGATTTTGTCGGTGCTAATGATTTCACATATAGACAATCACTTGAAAAGCATTTAAAGGAAATTGATGGTTGGTTTGGGTTTTATAATCCAGATATTAAAACATTTGGGTTTTGTTCATTCTATGATATGGAACCAACTAGACATCGATTTGACCTAAATAGTTATAATGATATTAGAAATTGGGAATTCACAATTACTTATCCATATGCTTCAGATAACCAACATCATTTAGTTAAAAATGGGTTATTAATTACAAGTGCTGAAGTTCGAGATATGGGTGGTGTTGGTATGGTAGCTTTAGGTTCAGCAGTACCACACAACTTAATAGTTGGTGACACAGTTAGATTAACTAATATGCCAACTATTAGTATGAATGGTGACTTTAACGTTATAGCACTAGGGTTAGATAATGGTGACAGTAAAGAAACATTTTTTGTTGTCGAAATAGACCCAACTACCGCTGTTGTTGGAATTACATTTACAGATGGTAGAATGAAAAGGTTATATTATGGTAAAGAGGTAACTTATTATTTGAGAAAATTTAAAAAGATTAAAGCTTTCGATTCTCAAACTGAATTGACTCAAGATAGTTATGAATCATACCCATTAGCATTTAGTCAAAACATATATAGTGACCAAAATTACCAAATAACGTTTAATGATGATGTTGATATAAGTGATTTAACAGATAACCTAGGTAGACCATTAAGTGAATTATATTTAACAATGATTAAAACTAAATCTGCAACTATTTTCACTAAAACAATATCTGGTTTTGATTTAGAAAATAAATCAGGTAATGTAATTACAACTACCGCTGACGGTAGAAAGGTAAGTAATATTAGAAAAATGCACACAAGTTCATTACCATTAGCACCATTTGAAAGTCAAACTCCTGTGGAAGGAGATGTTAAGATAACAAATCAAGATTATTATGGTGATATTTGTGAATATAGTAAATATGAAGCCAAAGAAACAGCGTTACTCAATATTATGCATAGGTTCAATACTGTTGATAGAGAAGCCACAACTTCAAAACCAATTGATGGTGGGATTTTAAAAGGACCTAGAAATGAAGGTTATATTTATTACCCACATTATAAAATTAAAATTAAAGAATACTCCAATTATGTTGAACAAGGTGATGAAAGTGTTGTTGGTATTCCAGAATATGCTGAAAATTTAGGTGATGGTAGATATCTTTGGCGAGATTTATTACCTATAGGTGTTAATGATGGTCAAGAAGAAACTGTTAATTACCCATTTTTAAATGGTTGTCACTATATGTATCAAAACTTATGTATTTATACTAGAAGACAAGACCCATTTGGATTCTTCAGTTTACGATTCAATGAGGATTACCCATATGATGTAACTGGTGACGGTATTCAAAATAACCTTACTACTAAACAAGCTGATGATGTCTGTTAATAAATATACCATAAATTTTAGTAAATTCGCTACAACTACTGGTGCGACCATTAGTATACCTGTAAATATGACGTACCAATTGGTTGACCAAGATGAGATAATTCAAACTAAATTTGTTAATGCTGAAATACAAAAAAGTATAAATACTATTTTAGATTATGATAAAGTTAGATTTAACCCAGTAACATTAAATGGTGACTCAATGTCATTTATTGACAATATTATATACAAGGTTCATTTTTTAACTAGTAGTAATCAATTTAACCCATCTAGTTATTTTGGTGATATTGGTTTTGATAATTTTGATATTAAATTTAGAAAAAAAGCTTTTACTAAAACATTTTTAAGATTAAATTTTTATGATAGTGATTCACCAATAACACAGCGTTTAATATCATTTATAACATTATTCACTAAGATAAACCCAACTGATTATTCAACTGGTGGTTTAACACCATGGGGTGCAATTACACCTGTTAATAATTTAAAAACTCAATTTATTTTAGGTAATTCAATAGCAAATAGAAGTCTAAATGGTGAAGGATTTTTTATATATAACTTTAAAGATGAAGTCACAGTTGATGCACCTAAAGAATTATATATGCGAGCTGAATTTAATAATGCTAAAAATGGTAAAACAGTTGGTTTAATGTCAACAAGTAGTACAACAACAACTATTGACAATTTAGTATCTACTAGTCAAAATTTAACAAATAATATTTTTACAAAATATATATTAAAAACAAATAATGGTCAACATTATTATGAGATAGATACTAATTACTCAACAAATGTTCAGGTTATATCTAACGATTATATAATTGATTTATACCAAATAACTGCAATTTAATGGAAACTAAAAAAATAAAAATATTATTAGAAGATTATATTAGTAAAAATCCAGATAGTGGTTATGGTTCAATAACTGCAACATCTTTTAACGTTAATATATTTTTAACGCAAGAACTTAAAGATATTGGTAAGTTTATGGATTTTCCATATATTACTTTTGATAAAAATGCATCAACATTAACTTACGCACCAATACCAGAAAAATTAAATTATTACGGTGGTGGTAATTTTAACTTTATCACTCAACAAGGTTCAAACTTTTTCCCAAGTGGTACTAATTTTAGTGATGTTAGATATAAAAATAAAATTGTTTCAGATTATTTTACTAACAATATAATTGTAACTGGATTAACTGAAGATAGGTTAGAAAATGTTAGTAGTTATGGTTATACTGGTAATACTAAATATATACCAGGTTTTGATTTAGAAAAAGGTATTTATTTTAACTATGTTGATTCAATGATAAGTGGAATAACCAGAGTTATTAGTTTAAATGACTTCAATCCAATAATCTACACTGAGGATGCTAAATTAAATGACCCAAATTTGGGCACAACATTACAGGGTGATGGTATTTTATTTAAAACTTATTCAGGTAGTACACGACTTGATAAAATTAACGGAATACCAATAACACAGATGTATTATCATGGCCAAGGTACTAATAAAACTAATTCTAGTTTATCAGCATTGACTATTGAAGAATATTTATTACATATAACAGAGACACCAAAAGTACAAAACGAACTATTTATAGATAGAGGTGCAACAACAGTAATACAAAGTCATTTACAATTGGGTGAAGTATCATCGTTGGGTGACCTAATAAATTACGGAAACGGATATTATAATATATTAACATAAAAAGACATGGCAACAGGAGCATACGGTATAGTTAGACCAGCAGACGTTAACCCTAGTGATGTAGAAATTACAGTTTTCTACTCACCAAATAGGAATATACAAACTACTAGAAGTTTTAAATTAGCATCTTCTAATTTAATTCAAATAGATAACCCAAATAAAACTGGTACTGGTTTTGAAATTTTTGGTGGTTTATACACATTAAAATTACCTCTTGGTGATTTTGGTGCTGTAGGTATTTATACAATTGCTATAAAACCAGTTGAAATAAGAACAACAATTGTGGATTGTGGTGTATTATCATCATCACCAGATATAAAAGGTATTGTACTTGATGGTTCTGACCCAAATATTGCAGCATTTGCTGATAAATTTGAAAATAATAATTTAGCTGGTTATAGAATTGAATACTTAACTCCAAACCCAAGTTCTACTGATTTAAAACTTAGAAATTTCTTTAGAGTTGTTACCTCAAACAATAGAGCTGAACCAGTTAACCAAAATTTAACAAATTCCAATCAAAAAGCAATTAGATATAGATTTAATGACAATTCGACATTAGTTTTTTGCACGGTATCACCTAGTTCAGAATCAAACGTTACACCGAATGTATTCCCATTTATAGGTCAACCAAATCAAGAGATTATAATAACCAATACCTATTTTAATCCATTTGTATTGGAAGTTGAAGTTGTTGAACATGATATAGAAACATTAGCTATTGGTCTATTTGGAAATCAAAGTAAATCACTTGAAGATGGAGTTTATACATTATATAATTTTAATAATGATATTTATAAACAATACAGTCTTTATGAGATTAAAGATAGATTTACAGGTAAACCGTTGTATGAAATTAAAGAGCAAAAAGTGAATATTGATTTCACTAAAACTTTTAATGATATTAGTAATGTTTAATTATAGAAATGGCTGAAAACGATAAAATAAAAGTAGTTGGGTATGCCCAAAGGGTTTTTTACAATAATGGTATAGAATATAGAAATTTCACACCAGATTTAGTGGGGAATCAAATCACTAGTGATAGTAATACCGCATTATTTACATATGGTAATTTTGCTATAACAAAAAATACCGAAGGTAGGGATGTTATTAATTACCCTAGTAAACCTTATAGTGATTTCCTTACGCTAGATAGTATTGGTGGAACATCAGAAGTTATCGATTTAGTATTTAGTGCAAATGTTGATATTAAGTTGAATATTGATAATACAAAGTTATCAAATTTTGCATATTTTGGCTCATCAACTGAATTCATGAGAGTCACATTAGAATCCATAATTACAAAGTGGCCAGCATCTATACATGTAAAACCTATTGATAATCAAACATATGATGGGGTATACACTATTGAAAACTATACTTATAATTTCTATAATAACACCTCTAATTTTAAAGTTAAAACTAATACATTCGCTAATAATTATGATGTTATATACAACATTGGTGGTATATTATTAAACACATATGGTAATGAATTAAGAAATTTAGTTGTAAATTATAGTAGTTATAACATTTTATATAATAATGAGGAATATCGAATATTAAATTTTACTGGTTCAACAAATTTATACGATGATTATGTAATGATTCTTGTTAATGGTAACCCATTCCCAACAGCGGTTAATCAACCACAATATATATCATATCATATAAAACCAAATAACACTGAAGGTGAAAAATTCTTTGCGGGTTTAGAACCATTTGAAGATTATTTATTAAATAGATTAACAACACCCAAATATAAATCAACGTTTGATTATCAATATTTAACTGATACTGGACTTATATATAATACTAGTACAAGTGTAGTTTGGCCAACAAGTGATGGTTATAATTTAGATTTTAGTACAAATGCATATGTAAATTATGTAAATGAATTATTAAAAATTTGTATATCGACAGATGAAACTCACTCAGACTTAATGAGTAGATTTTTAGTAAGTGAATCAATTTCAAATTTTGATACTATACCTAGATGTGATGGTACTGAAGAAGAAACTTCTGGTCAAAAAATGAACAAAACATTAAAAATATACGGTAGAGAATTTGATGAAGTTAAAAAATATATAGATGGTATTGCATATGCTAATAATGTTAGTTATGATAAGAAAAACAATGCACCTGACCAAATGATTAAATATATTGCCAGAGTTATGGGTTGGCAATTAACTAGTTCAGTTATTGAAAATGATTTATTAAAAGCATATTTAAATGTACCAGCACCATCTTATTCTGGTTATAGTCGTGGTTTAACAGCAGCTGAGGCTGAAATTGAATTATGGAGAAGACTTATATTAAACTCAGCCTGGTTATTCAAATCTAAAGGGACCAGAAAAGCTGTTGAATTTTTATTTAAATTTATTGGAGCCCCAGAAGGTTTAATAAACTTGAATGAGTATATATATGCTGCAAAAAGTAAAATAGATATTGATTCATTTGAATCAATATTATTAGAAAATAATTATGATACTGATTTAACATCTTATAATGTTGATTCAAACGGATTCCCAAATACAATAGCTGATACACCAACGATGTATTTCCAAAAAGGTGGTTTATGGTATAGAGAAACTGGTGGAGCAAATGCTGCGACTCAAATCAATCAAGGTAATAACCCACATATCGGACCTTATGATGGTGGTGTTGAATATATAAACCAATTTAGAAGTTTATTACCTGATTTTCAACCAACCGTGTTAACATCATCAACATTTACAACAAGTGTAGTAGAATTATTTACAAATTATAATAATGGTTTAATAAATAACTATAGTGGTGATACATATGTGGGTATTGAAACATATTCTGGTGTTACATTAGAGGATTGTTTCTTATATGTTGCTGATATAATAAGTGACCCACACCCAACAGCAGAATTAACTGATTGTGGTTGTGATTTACCAACTGAAGATTTATCATTAATTATTGATATTAAACGAGATGAATTAACAGAAGCTGAGCAATTTAATAATTGTAGTATAAGAATTAGTGGTTATACATATGTTGATAGTACAAATACTAATTTCTATAATACACCATATGTGTTTAATTGGAATTATTTAACATATAATGTTGATGGTTCATTAAATAGTCAATATTACGTTTCACCATTTATATCACCAACTTGTTGTAATAATATAGTTAACGGTGCATCATATTTATATGATGAATACATTATTAACTCAACAACTGGTAAACCAACACTATCAAATAGTGGTTATATTTGCTGCAAAGCCCCAACTATTAAACCAACACCAACAGAACCACCTGTAGCATTTACAAACTTCGGATTTGTAACACCAACTGTAACACCAGTAACACCAAGAACACCAAGAACACCAGTATTATCACCAACGGTTCAAGTATTAGCAGACTCATCGATTAAAGGTGATGTTTCAGTACCAAATTATAGGGGTAATGGTTGTGGTTGCTATATAGGTTGTCAATGGCGACTAGCTGGACCATTATTGGGTCAGATGTATACAGCAAATAATGAAATGTATTTGAAATTTGTAACACCACAAAATAACTGGGGGACAACTGGTACACCACAATATAGAGTCACTGTTCAGTCAGATTCATGTTTTTGCCCATTAAGGTATACAACACCAACAAGTATTGTAGACCCATATACAAATAAAATTGGGTATGCTTGTAAATTAACACCAAACGGTAAATCATTATTAACATTATCACAAACAAATGTGACTTATGGAACAATTAATAGTTTATTATACCAATTATTTTATCAAAAATCTATTGGTGAAATTGCATGTACAGCTACCACCCCTAGAGCATTATGTAATATGACATTGGGGGTAATACCTAGGATAGTAACTAAAGCTACTGACATAAATGTTTCAGTACCACAAATATCAAATGGTGTAGGACCATATACTTACTTATGGGAAATTATAACACAAACTGGTATATATTCTAATTATGGTATTTTAAGTAGTAATACATTAGCAACACCACTAATTGGTCCATTAAACGCAACGCCGATTAATGCATCATATGGTAATTTTGAAATTAAATTAACAGTAACTGACTCAAAAGGTTGTAAGGCTAGTACAAATGCTGAATATATTGCAACTGTTTAATTTATTTTAAAAAAAAATAGATTATATTAATGAATAATTAAAAGATTGAATAATTATAATAAAGGATATATGAATGGAAACTTATAAGTGCCAACCAACGATAGACAACCCATGCTTAACTGCTGATGAAATAGTTAATGGTGGTGGGGAAATAATGCATCAATTAGATGGGTCTGTTTCGGTATGGATTAATACTGATTCTGGTGTGGTACCATACAACAATGCGAATACTAAAATATGTTGTGAATACCTAGGATATGTCTTTGATATTGAAAATCAAAAATGTTTATGGAGTGACCCAATCTCATGTGATACATGTGAAATGAAAATTGTTATTAACCCAAATGGTGATGATGGTGATTATTTTACTGTTAATGAAAATTCAGAATGTTCATTAGATATCACATTAGATTATACATTTAAATTCGATTGTTCAATTCTAGCAAGTGGTGAAACAATAAATGAAGATGCAATAGCAATAGAAAGTGATATTGAAAGTATAAATCATGAAATAGAAAGTGCTCAACTTGAATGTGCAGCATTAAGTGGTGCGTGTTTTCAATACAATAGTATTTATACTGCTATGTGCTATACAATACTAGTTACTAACCACGTATCTGATTATGATGCGAATCCATATTATAATTCAGTAACACCAGCTAAAACTCCAGCTGGGACAACTAGTGTATCAACACCACTTTCAGGTGACATGTTAGCTTTACCGTCACGTTCAACAGTATGTTGTTTAACTGAAGAAGGTTTAATAGCCTGGCAAGCGATATTAGGAGATGTTAAGTATAATGCTTGGTTAGCATCGAATGGTTGCGATACAACGATTTACACTAATCAACAATCACAAACTTTATATACAGATGGTAACAACATTGCGTTAGAAACCAATTCACCAAATCCTTATTTTTCAGAAACAAGTGATGGTATTTGTGATAAACAAAATGCATATGAAGAAATGTTAAGTGTTTGTGGTGAATACCAAGCATGTTTAGATATAATTGCTGAATTACAAACTCAACTTGGAGATTTACAAAATGAATTAGCAAATTTAGAAACTGAAGGTATTTTATGTAATGACCCTATTGCTAATTTAGAGAACTTTACAGCTTCTTTCTCGTTAGATGTTGAAACTGATACACCAATGTTATATGAAACCGTATACGAAGAACAAATATTTGGTATTGGTGAAGGTAACCTAATGCAATACATAATTGATAGTGGTAGTTTAACAGGTATTATAATTAGTGGTGAAACTGGTGTTTTGCCAGGTTTCTCAGTTGAAACAACATGTACTTATGATGAGATTTGCAAATCTAAACGTGATGAATTTATAAGACAATTATATTTAACAGAATATCTACCAAATTTTGGTGCTCCAGAAAATAATTTAGAAAATACTGAGTTATTACAATTAATGGGTGGTTGGTATAACTCAGCTTGGCTAAGCTATGGTGTAACAATCAATGACCCAGCGGTTATTGAACAGATAAAAAATAAAAAGATAAGAATTAGTATCAAGGTTAATACATGTTGTTTAGATTTTGCACTTTTATTAGATAAAATAAAAGTAACACAAAATTGTGAATCAATTGATAATACCTTTATTAAAATATCAAAACCTTTTGGGTTTGAACTTGAAAAATTTGTTGACAATAAGAAATCTTGGGTATCGAATGAATTACCAGAGAAAAGATTACATCTATTACATTGGAGAAATACCGAATACCCAATCAATGACCATAGGTTAGCTATTAACACAAAGGAAATTGATTTAAATATTGACCCAGCTAAAGCAATTGAGGGTGATGTATTTAAGTACGCATACAATAATCCATGTGTACTTGATTATACAGGTAGTAGTATAAGTTTATCTGGATATTGTGGTGGTGATTATACTGATATTAGTTCAAAACTAATGACACCATTATCCGAAGTTAATACTGTTGAAGAATTTGAAAGAATAGTATATAGTGAATTAATAGATGCGAAAACTAGACAAAGTATTACAGCGTATCCATTACTTAGGTTATTATATGAAAGGTATTTAAGTAATACACTTTGTAACGGCATTAGTAATGGGTATAATTATGATTCAATGCAAAATATATCACAATTAGTTGGTGATTATTGGGTTGATTTAATTGAACAGTTTGTACCAGCCACAACTATTTGGGGCTCTACATTTATTTATAGAAATAGTGTTTTTGACACTCAAAAATATGCATATAAAAGTAATACATTATGGTTATGTGAAAATCCATCACCTTATTTTCCTTTTTCAGCAATCAGTAGTGATTGCAACACACAAGTAATCAAAGTTGATTTATCAAGTGATACTCCACCAGCAAGTGGTTCAACACCTTTTGATAGTACCAACTTCTTTAGTTGTAATCAATATACTTATTGTGATTGCGTGTGGACAATGACCAATTATTGTGATTCTGAATTTATAGGACGAATAATTGGTGATGAGGAATATGCTAGTTATTGTGAAACTAATTTATTAATTGAAACTGTACCACTTGTATTAAATTTAATAACGGTACCAGGTTGTAATGCTTTTAATCAAACTTGGGATTCAATTAATAGAATATTTAGTCAAACGTTAAAAATAACAGATACATCATTTATACCAGTAACAACAGAATACAATTATGATGTTATGGCATATGGTAATAATATGAATGGTATAACATTATCAGTAACAAAATTAAATACTAGTACGATTAGAATTGATTGGGTTATACCAATAGCTTCACCAGACCCAATATTAACATCATGTCCTGGTTACTATACAAATTATGACCCAACAACATCAGCAAAAGAAATGTTCCCTATCTGGGATATAATTCCTATTGTTATAGTTACGGAACCAGAATTTAATTGTGAAATAACTAGATTGTTCATAAAAATAGTTAACCCTAAATATTTATAAGTATGCCGATATTAATACAAAATATAAATGCGTCACTAACTGAACCAATATCAGATAGTTTAATAGGGATACAGGGTGTTTCAACATCAGTGTATGATACAACTTGTAATCATATTGAAGCTCCTGGATTTGAAGCTTTTGTTTTTAATTTTTCTAAAGTAATTAGTACTGAAAATTTAATAACTAATGTTAATTATGGTTTAATAGTTAATAATAACAATACATTTAAAGAATTGAATATTTCATATTAATGAGTTACCAAGAAAGAATATATGGTCAATGTGGATTTTGTCCAGAAAGAAATCAAACTGTACACTCAGTCAATATGAGCTCTGATTTTTATGTTTTTAACAGACCTTATTATGATATAACAGGGTCAACAAAAGTTGATTGTACTACACCACCAAATAGTGGTTTAACTAGTGGTGATACTGGGGTTTATATCATATCATCACAAACTGGTGTTACATTTGATTTTATATTTACAGCAAATACACAATCATTTACTGATTTAAATCAATCAAAATTTAAATATACTGTACACAAATATAATACTAATCTATCTGGCTTTAGTGTTAATGCAATATACACATCAGAACTTATTGAATGGTCATCTTTCAGTGCAACAAGTGCAACAACTCAAACAATACCAATAGCATCAATCAACTTAGATGGTGACTATATTGTTAAAGGGCATTATGTTAATAATATTGCAACCGAATTTGGTAGTTTATTAAATGAAAAATACGATACACAAAGATATATCACCAGTAATGAATATGCTATTTATCAATCTGACCGAGATTTTTATTTTGTATCACTTAAAGAAGCTGAAATTCCTCAAATTGGTCAAGGTACAAATACACCATTACCAGTTGGGACCTTTATAGTTAGTTCAATTGAATTGACTAAAAATCAAACACAAATAATTGTTGCTGATACGTTTCAAACATATATTGTTGCATTAAATGGTCTTACATTGGCTAACTTTTATGATTATACTGTAACAACATTAACTAGTGGGTCAGTGACAACTACTATAATACAACTAGTATCACCAGCACAATCTGGTGACATCTTAACAGTAACATATGTTTCAATAGGTAGTTCAAATGAAATTATAAATAAAATTATTGATATATCATCACCGATTCCAAGTGGTACAACGGGTAATCAAGGTTCTAATAGTGTTTATTATAATACAACCACTAGTAAGTATGAAATCTTTGTTGATACAACACCGATTGATTCTAATGATATAATGATAACGGTCAATGGGGCCATATTAGCTAATAATATTGATTATTACCAATCAACATCTGATTTAAAACGAATCATATTAGAAGGTGGTTTAGTAGTTGGTGATATTATTAATGTTTACTATAATGGATTTACAAATTTAGTTGGTGATATAACAACACCAGTACCTACGATATCATGGTCAATATCAACACCTCCAACAAACACTGGTGGTATTTTTATTGTTGAAGTTTCTTCAGCATCAACATTTACTACTATAATTTCAAGTGCTACTACTAAGTATGCGGTTGGTGAACTTAATTATTACGCAACGATACCATTGAGTGGTGATTATGGTGATAATTTTTATTATAGAATTAAAAACGAGAAACAATATAACACATTATGTAATAGTGTTGTTAAAAGTATAAAGTATAGTGAAATCATACCAATAACATTAGGGATTAATTCAACTAAATCTTACTAATTATTTACTTTGGTGTATTTATTATTAAAATAAAAAGAAATAAAGATATTTATAAAATATGAGCTACATAATTAACAATTCAGGTGCATTTGTAAACATAAAATTAACAGACACAGGTAGAAGAAAATTAGCCGAGGGTAAATTAAACTTTACCGCTTGGGGTATTGGTGATTCTGAGTTAAATTACAACAGAGAATCGATAGTGGATAACTATCAAACCGACCCAGAATTATCTGGAACTAGTATGATACTTAGACCAGTTGATAGACAACCAAACCTAAGTTCATTTGTTAGTGTTGACGGTGTTACACCAACAAATCCATTGACAGCTAGTCAAATAAACACATTAAAAGCTATTGTGAATAATAAAGCAGCTGAAAGAGGATTCTTTAGTGCTAACACAACACATACTGAATTTAGTACATTGTTAAGTACAACATATACAGTTGATAATGGTTGTATTAGTAACTTAAATCTTACTGGTGGAACAACATTAGAAATAGGTACTGGATTTACATATAGTGTTGGTGATTATATTTTATTAAAATTAACTAACGATACTATTGGTAATTTAGGGGTAACTGGTAATACATTACCAATACCAACACTTTGGTATAAAATACAAGCAAGTGGTTCAACTTATGTTATAGTGGATAGAGAGTTACCAAACTTAAATTCATTTTCAGCAACAACATGTTTTATTATTTATCCACAAGGTGAAGTTTATAGTGCATTTGGTTCATCATCAACAATTCCTTATTGGAATTCAAATACATTATCATTTGATAGTTGTTGTTATGTGTCATGTGCTGATGTTCCAGTTTGGAATATGAATAATATTTGGTGTGAAAATCTAGCTGGTATGACTGGTAGTAGTATTAATAGTACTATAACAACACCTAATGAAAGTTATGAAAAGTTTGGTTCTTGGGAATATTTAGGACAAAAATATCCATATTTTGATTATAGTTGTTCAGTAGGTGCTAGTGGTATTACAATTGATATTTGTGATGCACCAGGTACTTCAGTATTAGATACAGTTAGTAAATCAATATCGGTTATTCATTATACGAATAACACTATTTCAAATTTCTACGGTGAATTCTTATTCGTTGACGGTGCAAATGGTAAAAATGTAAATGTTTACATGCCAGACTTGATGTACCATAGAAGAGATTATGCAACTGGTAGTGGGACAACTATGGGTATGACTTTCTTGGCTAGTGGTTCAACAAAATATATTACAAATACAGATATTGAATACATAGATTTAATTGAAGATGTGAGCTTGATACCTAGTGGTGCTACACCATTAGTTATTGGTAAAGTATTCCCACAATTAAAAGTAATCGCAATACATGATGATGAAATCGTTGCTGCAATATCTTACAAATCAAATAGAAACTGGACATTACCAGCTTTAACTGCAAGTTTATCGGCACCAACTACTTCAACTGGATTATTACCATCTCAACAATATATGTGGTTAACATATACATTTGAAAACTCAACATTGAGTGGTTTAACAACAACATTACCATGTCAGAAATATACAATTATGGCTAATAATACATCGGCTGCAAAAGATGTTGAATTTAGAATTAGTGGGATTGATTTATTACCTTATATGAGAAAAATCGAGGACCCAGCTTATGATGGTTTAGGTTTTTCAGCTAGAGAATTCAAAGTATTATACCAAATAGTTTCTGGTGGGACAAGACCATTACCAGATGCTTGGCAAGTTCATGACTTTACAAGCCCATTAATTACAGGTATATCTGGTGAAACAATTGAACCAACATTTTTAGAGACTCAAAGTCCAACATCAGCAAACTTTAAATTAGATATGCCAACAACATCTGGTGACACAACGTTTAGTATTATTAATTCATTAGGTATGGCACCGAATACAAATCCAGATATTTTACAATTTGGTGATGAAAGATTCTTCTATGGTAATATCGATACTTATATTGGTGCTAATGTATACAAAACAATATTTAAATTAAGTGTATCTGCTGATTTATTTAAGTATACATCAAATGTAACTAGAAGTTCAGACCCAAATACTAACCCATCAGTAATTAAAGTTAGTGAATGTGGTATATATGATAGTTCTGGTGAATTAGTTATGATTGGTAAATTTTCAAGACCAGTTAAATTAACACCAGGTAATACAATATTACTAGAGTTATCAATGGACTTTTAATAATTAAAAAAAAAACAATTAAAAATGGGATTTATAAATAGTGCAACAACGATTAATATAAAAGGTAAATTAACACCTAACGGTAGACAAAGATTAGCAAATGGTGCTAGCTCATTAATTACTAATTTTATATTGGGTGATTCAGATGCCAACTATAATGTTTATAGTGGATTAACATCAGGTCAAATTCCTGATTTCTCTGGTGATAATTTCGGGTTGTCATTAAATAATGGTGGTTCTGGGTATCAATTCAGAAGTGGGTTACTTTATAGAAATGGTCAAAACAAAAAACCAGTTCAATTAGCATCATCAATTATTTCTAGCACTCAAAAATCAACAGGTTATAACGTTTTATATTATAGTGGTGGTACATTAACTCAAAATATTATAAATAGAAATAATTATAATACTGATGTATTAACTAATTTATTTTACTCATTTGGTTTACCAACCGATACTAGAACTGCTGAAACATATACTGGTATTACATCAAATACAGGTGGATTTTTAGATACAGCATTAAGTGGTTTAGCATCAGAAGAAATTTTGGTAATTGGTATTGATGGTAGTCAATATGCTGAATTAATTGATGGTAAAAGTATTAACTTACAATTAACAACAACATTAGCATCGTATAACATTTATGGTACATACGAAAATAATAATTCAATGCTAACTGACCAAGACGGTAAAATAACAGACCAATCAAGATACTTACAACAATTTGGACCTAATAGATGTCTATTATTTAGTGATGGAATACAAAAACCAAATAATGATAGTTTATTAAGTTGGTCAACTGGTTATTCACTACCTAAACCATATTCCATTAATAGTAAAAGACTTTGGAATTTTAAATCTAATACGGGCTCTGGTACTGTAGCTGATAAAGCAATAGGTATTGCATACTTAGATAAAGGTTTTATAGTTATCACAGAACCAACAATCGTTAGTAACTTCCCAATAAGTGGGGCAACTTCATCAGCAACAACTTTAACGTTTAATTCAGTAATCAGTTCAATTTCACAAAAAGTGACATGTATTGCTGATAGAAACGAATTCACAGTTAGTACTAACACAACATTCTCAACTAGTGATGTACCAAGAATAACTGAAATTGGTTTGTTAGATGATGCTGGTAATCTAATTGCGATTGCAAAAACAAATAGAACTTACTATAAACCATCTGATGATATGGTTGTGTTTAATTTAACTATCGATTATTAAAATAGTATTTAGTTTTTATTTATGTATGTTATATTTAAATAAAATTAAATATAATTATGGAATCAACAAAACATACTGATAATTTCGTACTAGGTCTAGATATATCAACTAAGACTATAGGTATCGCATTATTTGAAGATTTTGGCGAACATGGAACATTAAGATTATTGCACCATGTTACACCAGTGGTTAAACCAAAGCCCGAAAGTAAAATGCAAGAATTGTTTGAAAAAGCAAAAATATTTGAAGAGGAATTCTTAAAAAAATACGAAAATGTTGGTATTAAAAAAGTTATCATTGAAGAACCATTACTAAGGTCAAATAATGTAAATACAGTTGCAACCTTATTACGATTTAACGGTATTATAAGCAAAGCTATATATGATATTCTAGGTGTTATCCCAGAATATATCTCATCATATGATTCTAGAGCTTATGCGTTTCCAGAATTAAAACAAATAAGAACACATAATAAAAAGAACGAACCTTATACTGAAAAGGAATTACTTAAAAATAATCCAGTTTTATTTGGTGGTTATGAGTGGGACATTGATAAGAAATTAGTTATTTGGGAAAAAGTATCTGAACTTGAACCACAAATAATGTGGTTACATGATAAAAATCAAAAATTAAAGAAAGAAAATTTCGATATGGCTGATAGTTACGCATGTTGTCTTGGTTATATGTACAAAGAAGGGTTGTGGTCACAAAAAACTAAATAACTCACTTTAAAATTTGGTTTTTAAATATATTGTTTGTATATTTGCAATATGGCGAATATAATAGTTAAAATTTTAGAGAACTTTTTAGGTGACCACAAAAAACACAATGAAGACAAATGTCAAGTATCATTTGATTGTCCAGCTTGTAGTTCTGATAAGTTTTTGGACCATGGTGATGGTAAAGCTAAATTAGAAATAAACTACAAAAAAGGGGTATTTAAATGTTGGGTATGTTCGTATAAAAACAACATGCATGGTCCTATTGAAAAATTAATAAGTAGATATGGTAATAAAACCAACCTACGTGATTATATATTAGTTAAACCAGAAAGTAATTATGAAGCTGAGTCTTACGAAGATAAAGTAGTTCATGTAGCACTACCAAAAGAGTTTATCCCTTTAACTAAATCTAATGGTTACGAACCAAAGTATTATTTTGCTATGAAATACCTAAAAGATAGAGGTATAACTGATGATATAATAAAAGAATTTAATATTGGGTATACCCATGAAGGTACGTATAAGAATAGAGTTATAATACCATCTTATGATGAATTCGGAGATGTTAACTTTTTTGTTGCTAGGTCATTTAGCACTAGAACATTCCCAAAGTATTTAAACCCAGAAGCTGAAAAACAATATATTATTTTCAATCACAAAAAGATAAATTTTGATGCAACCATATATTTGGTTGAAGGTCCATTTGACCATATTGTAACACCAAACTCAATACCATTGTTAGGTAAAATACTATCACATAAGATAAAACAATTATTACTTGAAAATGCTAAGGCTGATATTGTTATTTTATTAGATGATGATGCATATGAAGATGCTATTAATATTTATAAAGAATTAGACTTTGGTGAATTAAATGGTAGAGTTAAGATATGTAAACCACCACAAGGTCACGATTCATCATCAATATTTGAAAGGTTGGGTAAAAAAGGTATAATAAAATTATTGAAGAATTCTAGAAGACTTAGTGAGGAAGAAATATATTAACCTTTTGATTTATAAGTATTACCAGTTTTTTCAGCAATACCCATTGAAACTAAACTATCCCACACTCTAGCAGCATCAGTTGATTGTTTATCATCAGAATATAAAATTTTATTTTCTTTTGATAAATCTCTAATGATATACTTATACATACCTTTACCTAAACCTTTACCCTGATACTTATCGTATAAAAGCGTTTCAAAAACTTTAAAACCATCAGGTACTGGTCTTAATCT